GACCAATTAATATATTCTTGGTTACGTAATGGTAGAATATTCGGAACTTCATATCTAGAATATACTGGAGACAATCTAGTTTTACGTTCTTCCCAGAATATTTTCGTACAAAGAGACGATAATGGGCAGATAATGTACTATTATCAAGATTTAGGAGACGATAAAGAAAGTGTGAGGTTTGAAGAAAATGAGATTATCGAATTTAAAAACAATGCCTTTGATGATTACGCTTATGGTCTTAGTGACATCCATCCAGTTCTTTATTTGGTTGACCTTAAAGATTATGCAGAACGGGATATTGGTGCTGCTCTCAATAAATACGCTACTAGTAGGTTTGATATTAGTGCTGGACTTCCCGATATGCCTTATGGTCCTGACAAAATTAATGAAATTGTATCAGCGTTCAATACCTTAGAACCCGGTGAAGATATTATTCACGGTAATGATATAACTATCAAAGAATTACAAGGTACACAAAGAGCGTTTGAATATGGTAAATATACAGATGATATTCTAAAGAAAATACACATAGCTTTAAAGGTTCCAGTAACAATGTTTGATAAACCCGAACAAGCACGTGCTATTTTTGAACCTTATGTTAAACATTTACAAAGTGCTGTGGAAGCTGCACTTAATTCACAACTCATGCCGCAATTAGAATCCGGCACCGCTAAGTTTTCATTCCGTCAGATTAATGTTAGTGATTCATTCACTAAAGCTAAGACGGATATGATATATCTTTCAGAAGGTGTTCTTTCACCTAGTGAAGTAAGATTAGAAAGAGGTCTAGACCCAGAAGGTATAGTTGAGCAACAGCCTACAGCTGAAAATGCTAACTTATCTGGAGGTAAAGACGAAGACAAGTCTGAGGAATCAGAACGTGTCGAAAATAGAAATCTAACAGGAGACAGAAAAGAATGAGCGAAAATTACGCATATGAGAACTGTGTTATAGATGTCGCACCTATCCTTAAGAAAAGGGGTGTAGATAAATATGACGAGATGGCGGCAAAACTTTGCCGTATGAGAGTTGATGAAGGTACAGTTAGGGAATTCGCAGTTACCAATGGTACCTCAGAAGCCTCGAAACGTACTTTTGCTCTAGAAATAGCAGAACCTTTAAATATAGGTAAAGAAACTATTGACTATCCGGTCATAGCCATAACATCAGGAGTACATGATGAAGATGGTGACCAGAAAGTTTTTATAGAACCTACAATTCTAAAGGATAATTTGGAAGCATTTAGTGAGCTTCCAGTTTACTTTAATCACCAGCGAACCGAAGAAGATTTGATTGGCAAGGCTATCAACCCAGAATTAATCGAATTGGAAGATGGCAAAACTGGTATTAAAATGTTAGCACAAATCTTTAAAGATAGTGCTAGAACAAGTGAAGTGTTGGGAAAGTTGGAAAACGGCGATATGACACATGTAAGTATTGACTGGTTTTCTAAAGACGTCGATGTTTTAGGAGAACCCTTTGCTACGGACATTCGTCCTATCGAGGTAAGTTTCATTGATAATGAAACCCGAACCCCCGTTTGTGAATCATGTACAATTGAAGATGGAAAGGAATGCAGCGAACACCGTGAATTCGGTGAAAAGGAATCTGATTGTGGAGGCGCCTGTGGCGGCCATGAGGAAGATTCGTGTGCCTGTGAAACACACGGGAACAACAGCGAGGTAGAAAATATGGCTGAAGAAGAAGTAAAACAAACAGATGCTGAGAACATCACAGAGCGTGCATTCGCAACTATGAAATCTCAGTTAGAAGAAATGACTACATCTTACGAAGAATTAAATACCAAGCACGAGGAAGCACTTGCTTTAGTAGCAAATTTCGAAAAAATGGAAGAAGAAAGAAAAGAGGAAGAACTCAAAGCTCAAAAACTTTCATTCGTAAATACTATACTAGAGAAAGAAGCACTTCTTGGAAAACTCGAAGAGGACAACAAGGATGCTCGTGTGGAGGAACTTTCTTCATGGGATGGAGTTAAGCTAGAAGGATACAGTATCGCAATGGAGTCTATACCAGTACCAGAAGATTCAGAACGAACTTTTGGAAAAGGTAAAGCCCATGATGCTGAAGAAAAGCCTGTAGAGGCAGAAGATGAGACCCCACGCATGTTTGCGATGGAAAACGGTAAAATTAAATTTGCCGGGTACAAAAACTAAGGAAATAAAATATGGCAACAGAAATATTAGTAAATGATGGTGGAGCGCCAGCGCGTATCTTACCATTTGTAGCAGCCGCAACAGGTTCAGCAGGAGACCCAGTTATTATAGACACTGCTGGAAAAACGGCAGCATGTATAGCAGGATATGCTATTGCAGGTGTATTATTAACAGATGTAGCAGCAGTCGGAGACATAGCTAGTGTAGTTATGGGACACGGATGTATTGTTAACGTTAATGTTAAATCTGACGTAGCAATAGGCAACGTTCTACAATCAGGAACAGCAAGATTGGATGGCGCAGCAAACAGCGCAAATGCTGGAGATGGCGTAGAAGCAGTAGGAATAGCATTAGAAACACCGGGCGCAGAACAGCCAGCATTGTGTTTACTATTCTAAGGAGAAATAAAATATGGTAACAGCAAATAAAGGAATTCTATCATCAGCATCCGCAGGTGATGGATACACAAGTACAGCAGCACAACGTGTTATAGTAGATTTCAAAGACGCTCTTGTAGATTACAGGACAACCGAATTGGACGCTATCAGCATGTTTTGTGATACAATGCAGACAGAAACCGGTGGAGATATTGATATCACCATCGCAAAGCCAAGTATGGCTATGGAACAGATAGATGAAGGAACCACTCCTGCATACCAAAGTAATAATCTCAGAAATGAGCGTATTAGCGTTAAAGAATGGGGTATTGCAGTCGGTGTAACCCGTAGAATGATTGAAGATTCACGATTCAACGAAGTTGAGTTGGCTATGAATGAAGCAAGACGAGCAGTAGACAGACATATCACTAAACATGTTATGTACTCCCTTATGGGTGTAACTGATGCTACAGTTCGACCTGAAGCAACAATCACTACCGCATCTGAAGATACAGTTGAAGAGTTCGGGAATTATCCAGCAGGGGCATTCTTTGGAGCTACTCCAAAAACAACTTCTTTAACCCAAGGTCGACTTGTCGAATACGGTGATTACGACTTAGATGCTTTAAGTAGTCTAGGTGGTCACTACGTTGCAAGTGCAGGAACTGCAGGTGCAGGAACTCATGACATCTCTATGGCTGACTTAACTCTAGCTATGAACTTAATCTCTGCAAAAGGTGGAAACGCAAATTTAATTTTGATTAATCCATCCCATGTTAAGAGACTATTAGATATGGCAGACTTTACAGGAGCAACCGTTGCTCATGTAGATAATAATGACGGAGATGCAAGAGCAGCAGCTGATGCACTCGGTGGTGCTAAATCTAACGGAATCATCGGTTCATTGTTTGGTATGAAAGTCATGGTCAGTGCATGGTGTCCACAAGGAAGATTTGGAGTATTCGATACTTCTGTCAAACCTATGGCTTATGTAGAAAGACGTGGCATGACTGTAGAAGAAGCTAATCCCGGATTTGGAATTGTCGGTTCCTATATGTCTATGAGATATGGACTAAAAATCGTCAGACCAGAATCAGGTGTTATCGTCTACGGTGCTTAGATAAATTAGATTATAGTCAATAATTTGATACGGTACGGGGAAAACCGCAATTTCCCCACCTTTTTTACCGAAACCTTTATATACTCAGGTACGTTATAAGTATATTACATCGAGTCATACTCTGAAAAATGAGATGCGATGTAAAAAAGTAAGGAGATTAATATGGCACTAAGTGATAATCGCGGTTCACGCGAATTTGATAAGTTTGTTGCAGACGGTTCAGGTGACACTTCATTAAGAGTTACAACCACAACTGCAGTAACGACATCGGCAAGTAATACTACAGCAACTGTAGAAGATACTTCTGCAGCTTCAGCTTCAGTAGTATTGACAGAAACTGATGTAGAAGGTAAAAGTAGAATAGGTATACAAATTTTTAATACAGGAAGTTCTAATAGTAACCAAAATGCAACTTTTAAAGTTTATGGTACACTAAAATCTTCACCGGGAACAGTTGGAGGTTCTAACTGGACTCAAATTGGAGACGATATAGCAGTAACTTATAATACAAGTGCATATAAAGCAATTTCTACTACACCAGTTAAAGCTGTTGGTATAACAGGTCAAACTGGACATTCTACTCAAACATCTACTTGTGACGTTTATTTAATGGCGGATTGAGGTATCTTGGAGGTATTGAACTGTCCAGCCACTAGCCCCGCAATGAGTTCTAACTTTATAAGCGAGGTGGCCTGATGGGGACATTTAATTCCACAGGTTCAGGTGGAAATTGGACAGACGATTCAACATGGGCTGAGACAGGCCAACCAGCGGCAGATGGAAATGACCACGTTATTATTACGTCAGGAGATACTGTAACTTTAACAGGAAATGTAGGGACTGGTTCTCTTCGTGTTAATGGAACATTAGAAGGAAATTATACTGTCACATTAAATGACGGTGGCCAGTCTGCTATACTACATAATAATGGAACTATAAACGACACTCCTAATTTTACAATAACAGGAGGTACGAATCGAGAAATTAAAAATGATAGTTCTTCTACATTAGGAACAGTAACTATTAATTCATCAGGGCAGACGTTTACCTTGGCTGGTCCTAATACTCACACTTATGAAGCTCTTACAATAACGGCAGGAACCTTAACAACACTTGACGGCTCGACAAGTAGAAACCTTACAGTAACAGGAGATACTACAATAGATGGAGGAACTTTAACTTGTAATGCTTCAACCATTAATTTAAGAAGTGGAGGAAGTGGTAGCACTTGGGGGTTAAGAGTTAACAGCGGAACATTTACAGGAGGTACAGGAACTCACAACATTGGCGGTATTAGAGTTCAAGGAGGAACTTTTGTATGGTCAAACGGCACTACTACTCTTAATGGAGGAGAAACTTCTTCTTCAGCAAGTACCTTATACAAAACAAGTAGTGGAACATTTACAGTAGGTACTGGAACTGTTGTAGTTGACACAAGTTCTACTTTACAATGGCTTTTATATGGCGGTGACATTAGTGTTTACAATTTAACAATAGCATCAGGCAGTACACTTAGACTATGGCAAAACACATCAGATGGAAGTGGTGCAAGATTATTAACAGTTGCAGGTGATTTAACAGTTACAGGTACACTTAATACAAAATTTGGTTCTCAAGATGATGTTAACCTTACCGTAACAGGAGATTGTACTGTAGATGGAACACTTACTGGTAACGCTTCAGCAATTACTATAGGAAAAATGCTTGAGATAAAAAACACAGGAATATATAATGAAACAAGTGGAACTACGTTAATATCAGGTCAACCAGATGGAGATTATGTTCTTAGAAATCACG